AAATACTAGTATTTTAAGGGCAGGTTACGATCCCACTGATCTTGTCCCTGTTGATTCAGGAATCCTTAATGGGCTCGTATTATCGCCCCGATCCGGTTACTCTATCACGTTTTGCTTGTACTGACTCAGTGAATGGATGCATCGAAACACGGGTTTCAATGGTAGCCTTTACAACCCGATAGCTTTCGACTCAGACGGTTGCTATAATTTTTATGTACTTGTTTAGTATTATATCAAATTAGCTTTCAATTGTAAACTATAAATTGATAATCTCAGTTGAAACATCAAACTCCGCTTCATTATAAATGTTGTAACGAGCATAGAAATGGTTGAGCGTGTAGTTTTTCTTCTTTCCCTTCCTGATATCATCTGCTATATCGTATACATTACATTTATCTTTGGAATCATGAAGACGAAGACCTCTACCAATAGATTGAAGTACTCGTACTTGAGATTTAGTTGGGAATGCAAAGATGATATTATGAAGGTTCTTAATATTAATACCAGTTGAATATGTTTGATATGATGCTACAATAATGACATCATCATTAGCTTCTGTAACATCCCGGGTTTCCTCTCTTTCCTCAGATTTAACCATACCAGAAATATATCTGACATTCTTTGTGGTTAATGATCTAATTTGTTCGGTCAACGGTATACCGTGTTTCTCAACGTACTGGAACAGAACAAGGGTATTACCCTCAAGGCTTGTAGCAAGACGGGAAATGAACTGATTTCTTGCTCCATTAAGAACAAGATAATCGCATTCCTCTTGATATGTTTTAACCCGCATTGCTATCTTCTTATCCGGGACAGAATGATTTAGGATGAGAGAATTGATTTTAAGTTTTGATATTGTACCGGCATCCATTAATTCTTTGGTACTCACAACCTTCTTAGGGACATCAAATAATCCAGAGAGAACTAGTTTATTAGATTCTGTTCCATCAAGAGTTCCAGTTAATCCAAACCTGTACTTACAGTCCGGAAGTTTTTCCATAATGGACTTGAGCGATGCTGCTTTAGCAAGATGCGCTTCATCAACGAATATAACACCAAACTTCTCGAAGTAGGGTCTCTTTTCTTTATATACAGATTGCCATGTTGAAATATATATTCTCTGCCAAGAATCTTTATCTTTACCACCGGTTATCATGTGACAATTTGTCTCTGAATGAAACCCATAGTCTTCAAAATCTTTGAACATTTGTGATACAAGAGATATTGTAGGTACTAATAGTAATATCTTTTCATGTTGTTTGAGAAGATAATATCGGATCAAACAATAAATGATTAAGGATTTACCAGAGGCTGTAGGACTTACTAGGAGAGCTCTATTCTGCTTTATTGAGTGATGTATAGCTTCAGTTTGATAATCCCTTAACTCGAGGGGAATATTTAAATATTTGATGAATTCTGCGACATCACCTTTATCTGTCCCATTAGATTCATCAAATATAGAGAATGTATATCCTCTGGTATCGGCAAACCTAACCACCTCAAATTTAAGACCGTAATATATAAGAGATGTCTTCATATTAAAGAGTCTTATTTTACCATCCCACGCTCTGGTCTTATATGCTGGCATGAACTTTGCACCAGGAACCTCGAAGGTGAAATGGTCTGACAATTCCTGTGCTATACCCTTATCAGTAGATATAGATACAAAGATGTCATTTTTCTTGGTAATTATTATATCAGATTTATTATTTGTTATGTAATCCACTAATTCCCCGCCTGAAACTTTTCCCACTCAATTATATTTCTAATGTGGAAAGACCTTGCCCCTATTTCTTTTAATTTTTTCTCGAGGTCTTTCTCCTGTATTTCAAGAGATATCATTTTTTTCTTAAGTTCTATGATATCCGAATCCCCCGAAATGTATAGGGAGACGTCTGATTTTAATATCTTTTCCGGGAGAGGGGATTTTAAATAAACGTCGGGATCAGCTTTACCGAGGAAATATTTCCATTTATCGAGATAAAGGATATCATATTCCATCCCATACCATTTAAGTTTAGCAAGAATCTCATTATATTGATTCATGTACTTTGAGTATATTAAAGGAGTCTCCGCTGATTCTATAGTAAGTTTAGTTACATCAATTTTATCTAGATCCATTGAAGCATTATACTACATTTCCAGTGAATTGTAAACTATTTTGCTCTCTCAAAATGGAATGAAGTATACTCAAAATCTACTGTAGCAACTGGAAATATTATGCCGGCATCTGTTGAAGTCAATTCAAGAGAGCTGAGGTTAATGGGAAACGAATCCTTGAATGTGTAAGTTCCGATCAATTTATGGGAAGAGTTGTGTATTAATATCTTTGAGTCAGATATTACATCCCCAATTTTTTCATATTCCGTATCTCTTATTCCCATTAACCAATCAGAAATTTCAGCATAATTTAATAAATCCTCATCAACAAGAAATGTTAATGATAACGGTGAAAATACTAATTTATCGCCCGGGTGTTTCACATCGCTAAATCTGGTGATTTGCGGGGTAGCTTCCATTGATATAGAGGGAATTGACATCTCAGTACAAGAGAATTCTACTCGGGGAAACGATTTATTTACAAATTTAAAATGCGAATTATTATAAGGGTTCATGGTAATACCAAATTAAGATAGAGAATAATATTTATATTCAAAGGAGATCAACTCCAATTGCTTGAGATATATTGGTGTACCCATCACGTTCAAGAAGTTCGGTGAGCCCCATATTGATTTCCGCAGAAATTTGTGGACCATGAAAGATCATACCAGTGATAAGATGTATTAATGTTGCACCATTTCGTATTTTATGATATGCATCCTCTGGTGTGTCGCAACCACCGATACCGATAACTATGAATTCATATTCAGAATCTTTAATATGTTGAGCACAAACTCTAATTATATGATTAGTCATAGGTCTAAGGATGTGACCGCTTAACCCACCTCTATCATCAGGCATGACTCGTTTTTCTACCTTACCTTTATGAAAAACGTATGTTGTCTTATCATTATCCGGTAATAATTCACGTTTAGTTGTAAGATTACACGTTAATATACCATTGATACCATACTCAACCATAACATCAATCATTTCTCGAATCTCATCATCAGTATGATCTGGTCCGATTTTACAATATAGAGGTACATCCTCGAGACCCATTAATTCCCTAAGAGATCTTAGTTTCAATAATAAATCTGCTAGGTTATCCATATTGAAAAATGGATTAGATACCCCTAGATTTGGGCAAGATAGGTTTATAGTAGTATAATCACCAAATGGTGCAAGCCTCTTATATGAGGTTGTTAAATCCTCAATCGCCTCATCCGAACCAGAAATACCGTTTGTTGCGGATACTGATACACCACATACACCATCAATAGATTTCCAATCAGATGCGATAGTATCTTGTACATGCTTTGAACCAGAGTTGTTCAGACCGTACCACACATTAATGGATTGAGATTTAACTGCTCTCCATAGGCGAACTGGTGGATTTCCGGGATGAGCGTTTTTTGAAAATGATCCAAGCTCAATACCAGAAAATCCAAGATCCTTAATAACAGGGGGAAGTACCCCATATTTATCAAATCCAGCGGAAATTAGAAGAGGATTACTGTAATCGACACCACCGACATTTTGAGATAATATAGGGTTATCATAGCGATATAGGAATTTCAGCAGAGATTTCGAACCTGGTATCTTCTGAAGCCCCACCATAATATCTTTAACTACATCATGCGCTGTCTCTGGACAGAGCTTAAATAATATAGGTCTCAATAAAAATTTGTAAACATTCCTCTGTATCTTATATTTATTTCCACTTTTCATCTAGTCTATTTCCTGGGTTATGTTCTGATGGGAGGGCTTCATATTTCTCTTTGGGTAGATGGTTAGCACCGCAACCACCAGCTATATGATGTGTGGCACCGCAACCGAATTCTCCCTTTTGCGTGTAAAATTGTGTTGATAAGGTTTTATCTATTTCTTTAATATCAAATAATTGTTCTGGTCTATCTGTCCACACTTGTGGGCTTACAAGCTCCATTATAGATGCTGCTGAAATATCGATATCCTCTTGGATAGCAACACCTCCTAAAACTGACGCTAATGTACCTACTGTTAACAGTGCTTTATTTCGTTTTTTCATGATATTTATACTCCAAGTAAAATTATATTATAATACATTTTCGTATAGTTGTAAACTCAAATTTCAAATTTCCTTCGATTCGCGGGATCATCAATGAATAATGTATTGTGAATCCACAGGTTTATGTCAGAAAGTACATTTTTAGCCTGAAGATCGTGAAGAAGCATATGATATCCATTATCATATGTAATCTTTTTGAATGAGGATTTATCCTGTAGAGAATCAATCCATTTATTCATAGCATAAGGTGGAATAACCTCATCCTTTTCTCCGTATAGAAGAAGTGTATTGGTATTTAATTCTGGTGATGTAAGAAGAACATCATCCATTAAATTAACTAGACCCCAAGCAGTTGCAATTATCGTTTTTTTAATGATCATTGGATCTTGTCGCATAGATCTAAGCATGGGAATATTATCCGATGGGGTAATTGTTCTCCCTGCAATGGAAGCTCCACCACCGATTTGTACCCACGGAATAGTATGTGCAGCAACCCAGAGAGTCGCTCTCTGAAACCACGACATTACCGCTCTTCCACGTACCGCTGGAGCAACTAAAATTGCACCGTTGACCTTTAGATCGGTTGATGAAAGTGTTTTGAGAACTACTCCGCCGCCCATAGAGTTGCCGAGTACGAATATTGGTACATTCTCTTCTTGAGATTTTAAGAGAGTAACCAATGAAAATAGATCATCAGCCATTACCGTCCCGCCGTCCCAATAACCACGGGAATTGGTACCACCAAACCCTCTTTGATCATAGGCTATGGTTTTAATATCATATTTAGCAAGATATTTACCAAGTGTCCCAAACGAGGAAGAATAATCATTAAAACCATGCAAACATACAAGAATTGCTTTGGGTCTTGATGACTTAGGTACCCAAATTCTTAATGGGTGTTGATAACCGTCAGAAGCAATAAAAATACTATTTGTGAGAAATGCTGAATTTGTATTTTTATGTGCTTTTGGAATTGGATTTAAAACTCTAGAATAATTGTAAATAGCCGCCACCCCTATCATGAGTATTAATAATGTCGATAGGTAAATAATAAAATGTTTAACTACCGAAACCATAAAAAAAGGGGGCACAAAGACCCCCTTTTTACGTTATTGTATCTAGATTAGATAGCAGTAACTTTAGTTCTACGATAGTAGACGTTGTTATTTGCACCAGCTGTAACGAATGGATTATCAACCATGCCGTAACGAGTTTTGAATGCAATTTTAGGTTGGAATGTTTGTTCGCCAACCGCTTTAACCATTTGTAATGGAACGTATGGGCAATAGAACATACCAGCATCATATTGAGATGCACCTTTATAACCAACTACAAAGTAATCAGAACCAGTTGAATACGGATCAACAAAAACTTTGATAGAACCATTTAGAGTTCCAACAAAAGTATTACCGCTTGGATCAACATTACCAGATAGATTACCGGAAACGCTACCAAAATCAAGATTACCAACCATAGCTAATGCAGATGCGATGTTGCTAGAACAGATAAGAATGTTACCTTTACCACGACGAGTATCGATAGCAATTTTATTAGCTTCTTTTTCGATCCAGAACATTAAGCCTTTGTATTTCTCAACAGACCAACGACCATCTAAATCAGCAGCAACAATAGTACCAGCAGTTGCAGCATCTTGTGAACCTTCAACAGCATTTACATAAACTGTACGAACCATTTCACGGTTAATCTCTCCAAGAATTTCTTGAGATAAGATATTAGCCAATTCTGATTCAGCATCAAGACCGTGTACAGCTTTTAGGTCGTGTGCTAATTCCATAGTGTATTCAGCTTTCAATGCACGAGTTTTAGCAGTTACGCTAGTAGACTCGATTGAGAATGCCATTTCTGGAAAATAGTTACCGCTAGCATCGCCAAGGGCTTCACCTGTAGCAGTAGCCATACCAGTACCATGTGTATGTGTACCTGGTGTAGCATCATTTAATACAGAAGGATCAGTTCCGGCATGTGTACCAGCACCTGTGAAATCTGTATCAGGCTCATTGAATAGTGCTTCTGTACCACCTTGAGTTGTGTATCTTGACTTCATAGCGAAGATAAGACCAGTAGGACCAGTCATTGGTTGTACACCAGCAACATCATATGCAATCAATGAAGGCATTGCACGTCTTACTAAAGAAATTAGGACTGGATCCCAGTTAGCAACATTAGAACCAGTTGCGTTAGCTGGAGCTGCTTCTTGAAGGTTGTTATCTTCGCGAAACGCTTTTTCTTGGTTTTCTAGAATGACTGTAGTGACTGCACGCTTGTAAGAGTCTTTGATCTCAGGAAGATCAGCATGCTCAAGAACTGGCTGCCATTTTTCATTCAATTGTTCTGTTTGGAACATTGTGTTTCTCCTTATGGATTATTTATTTTTTGAAATTGCCGCCATATAAGCAGCCATATTATTACTCACTTCGGGTGATAGAGTTGAAGGAACAGTTTCCTCCAGATCAGACACCTTTTCATCTTTAGGGAAATATTTTTCCTTAATAATGATGAGTTTCTTTTCATATAGTTCACTTGATTCAAAATCTACATTTTCAGCAAGTTCTTTAAATTTTTCTGTTTCTGTGACCGCAAGGTCTTCAGACAAACTTAAAAGAATTCGATCTTTCTTTGCTTCGTTAACTTGAGTAGTCAAAGCAACTTTTTCTTTTTCTACATCATTCAATGCAGAAGTTAGTTCTTCGATTTCGTCAAATTGGCTTTCAACAATAGAAAGTTTTTCTTCTGGAATGTCGATAAAATTCTCAACGAATAAATCGCGCATACCATTTAAAAATTGTTCAGATATTTCAGAACGAATACCGTGTTCTAATGCAATTGCATTATCCTTCGCCCATTCTTCAACAACATAGTTTAAGTATTGATCAACTTTGTCCGATAAAGTTTCTTCAATTTCTTGAGTAGCTTCATCTAACTTAGTCTGAAATTTTTCTTCTAGTAAAGTTTTTTCTGATGCTAATTTAGCACCAATTGCAGCTTCAAAGATTGTGGTAGCTTTAAGTTTGAAATCTTCAGAAAAATCTTCACCTTCAAGAAGAGCATCTACATCAGCAGACATATCAACTCTATCCTCTTTTACAGGTTTCTTTTTTTCTTCAACTTCAGAATCATCGTCCTCATCATCATCATCTTCTTCATCGTCAGCTTTGATTTCGATTTCT